ATTGCATTAATTATGCCAATGCCTAGTCTTATTGGAAATGTAACCATTTTAATGGCTTCATTTGTTATGTTGTTTATACGCTTCATATTTCCTCCTCATTCGTTGATATTTTGCGTAAGTCTTGCGATATTCTCTCGCAAATTCTTTAGTACCTGGTGTTGGATCTACATCTTCAGTTAGCCAATTGTACGTTCCACGTAGTGCATAGCCACCTACTGTATATCCAATAAACCTAATTACGTTCCACATTATTTACCTCCGTTGTGGTGCTGTCGCTTGTCGCAGCAGCATAACGTATTTTTTTAGTTTCATTTAATACACCATAAGTTAAATAATTAACGTCTACATTTAGTGCTTTGCACAATAAGTTTGCACGTCTTAAACTTATAGCACTTTTACCACTCTCATATTTACCTATTTGTTGAAATGTAATTAAACATTTTTCAGCTAGTTCTGTTTGCGTCATCTTTCTTACTCTACGCAAATCTCTCACTCTTTTACCTACTATCAAATTGTATACATCATCTATTTTTTTGCTCTTTAACTCTTTGCTTTCTGTCATAGCGTTCTTTCTCCTTTCCATATAATTGTTTCAATACAAACAACTCACGCTTGTCGGAGTTGCTTTGTTGTCTTGTGTACACTCTAATTGTGTTACGATGTTTGTGGGTATCATTAAGTCTTGCGATACTCAAAAACCCTTGTTGTGGATATTTTATAGGTATATAGTCTGAATACTCTATATAATTACTCCACCACCAGATCCTTTCTAACTGAATAAATCCAGTAAATTCAAGGCCTGTAAGAAGTTCAATACCTCTTTTAATGCCTATCTTTCTATTTCTGAATTTGTTTTCGAACACTATATATCTCATATAATATCTGTCCTCTCAAATATGTTCTCATGTGTTTATCTTGAAATTTACGTACTATATGTAGTAGCTTCTGAAGATTTTTTATGCTATTATTCATACATCATATATCCTTTCTAGGTATGCTTCCCTGCCCCGTTCTGGTCAAGCAGGGAGCTACCGATCTAGTTTATTTATTTTCTATTACTTTTAGTACAAGCTCTTTGATCTCGGCAATTTCTGCCTTTAACAGTTCAAAGTTTTCATGTTGTTTTTTAGGCAACAATATCCCTGCCTGTACTTTCTTTGCATAATCAGTATTAACATTAATAACCTGATTAGTTTGTTGTGTAGTCATATAGACTCCTTTCTTTAGCAATCAGCTACCACTGTCGTGGTTGATTGCGTTTTTCTTTTATGGTAAGATACGCACACATTATACCAGCAACACTGCCTATTATTCCAATAGTCATATGCTGGGGAGATGCAACTGCAAGTATTAATCCAAGTATGATTAAACTTACATACAATATCAATTGAACGATATACATTACGCCTCCTTACCAATTCTTCTTAACATTAAATACGCCATCACCGCACTGCCAATCACCATCATTAAATAAATAGCCATTAATACGAGTACGATTGTACTTAATACAGTTAACATATCCCATACCTCCTTGTTATATATTGCCTAATTACTTCTCTCTTAATTCTTCTACTAGAAGTTCTATTAGGATTAACTAGTAATGGTAGTTCGTTATTATCAAACAATACCATTTGATTAGTATCATCTACATATATCCCAGAATGTATGGAATTATGCACCTTTGTGTGTCTTGCTCTATTCATGAGATTCTCCTTTTGCTAGAGTTTATATACACATTAATCAGATTAAGATATCAACTTATCAATATCTTGTGTCCGACCTTCACTTGTGAAGGCTCGGGCAACAAGAATAAATAGAACAACAACAACAAATAGTCATAAGCAACTTAGCTGAATGTTGCGAATGACGGGTTTTAGAAGAACCCCAAGAGCATAGCGTAACAGTGTGTACAATACATATAGGGGGGTTTGATACAGATCATTCCTAATGGGGGGTTTTAATAGGTAGTGTAGAAATACAACAGGGGGTTTGTTATAATTACGATATAAAAAATAGGAGATAAAATTATGTATCCTGCATTAGCAAGATTTGGATATGGTTTAGTTAAAAAGATTAGACCATCTAAAGTTAAAAAGGCATTAAAACCATTATACGAGAAAGCGACAAAGAAAAGCGTTTCTGGTGGCAAAATGGGAATGATGGAAGATAAGCTCATCAAAGGAATTGAAGGGGCTTCTAAAAAAGGATTTGAAGCATATAGAGGTGCTTACAAAGCAACATTAGGTACATCAGCTCGTAGAAAAACGACTGCTGCTGGAACAGGTGGTTATATGTTAGGTTCTTTTCTATCAGGAGATGACAAAGACATTTAATGGCTCGTAAAGTCAAAGAGTTTACAAAGCTAGAAAAGAAACGTATAAAAAGACCAGGCAGACATAGTAAGTCGCCAAATAAAGCATCTAAAAGGATGCATAAGAAATATAGAGGACAAGGTAAATAATGGCTAAAAGAACAAAAATAGAACAACTCGCTGAAGATCTTATGGGTTTATCTCCACAAGAATCTGAACAATTAGCAATTGTAATCAAAGCCAAAATGATGCCTGAAGTTGAGAAACAAGCTCAAGGATTACTTCAACCTAATCAACAAATGGCTCAAATGGGTAAAAGACAAGCCCCTGTTATGCAACCTGGTACAGCTAGAAACATGTCTGCACAAGGATTATTACGATGAAGCGTAACTTAGAAAACTTGTTTGATCAGCTTAGAGAGCTTAAAATTGAAGAAGAAGAAATCTTAAAAGAGATTGAAGATATTATTTTTGGTGACGAAGATAACTTTGATAACTACGATGACGAGGAGGACATATAATGCCACAAGTAGGAAAGAAAAAGTTTTCATATACTAAAGCTGGAAAGAAAAAAGCTAAAGCATATGCAAAAAAAATGGGCAAAAAAGTAAAATCTAAGTACTAATGGCTAAGAAAGCTAAGTTAGGTACTGGTACAAGATTTAAAAAACTTACTGCCAAGCTAAAAAAACAAGGTGTCAAAAATCCAAAAGCATTAGCTGCTGCTATTGGTAGAAAAAAATACGGAAAGAAAAAATTTCAACAACTTGCAGCAAGAGGTAAACGTAAATGATTAAAAAAATTAAACAAAAAATATGCGAAATACTTTGTAACTTATTTGATATTACACCTTGTATTTGTAAACATGATTGTAAATGTAAAAAGAAAGGTAAATAATGTTAAGAGGAAAACAAAATAGATTACCAGCAGCTTTAAAACAAAAGATTATTGCTGCTAAAAAGAAAAAAATGAAGAAAGCTAAAAAGAAATGACAAAAGAATTAGTAAAATATAATCCATTTGAAGCTAAAGCTAGACAACTAAAAGGTATTGGAAAAAAAATAGTTAAAAAAATACCTAAACAATATAAATTTTTAGGAAAAGTTGGAAAAGGCGTAGCTAAAGTAGCTGGAGCTGCTATTAAAAATCCATTAGCAACTGCTGCTGTTGCAGGAACTGCATATGCATTAGGAGCTTCATCAAGAAGATATAAAAAAGCACCAAAACCAGGTGAAGGTAGAGATTTAAATACAAGATTAATTAGACGAGGCATCTAGTGGAGCAAGAAGTTAAGAAACGTGGTGGTAAAAGAGAAGGTGCTGGTAGACCTAAAGGATCTTCATTTAGAAAAAAATGGAAAGATCTACAGGAATTAGCTGTTAAATACCAAACATCTCCTTTAGACTACTTGCTTTCTGTATTAAACCATCCTATGAGTAGTCCAGAAAGAAAACTTTACGCAGCAGAAAAAGCTGCACCTTACATACATGGAAAAGCACCAACAACAAACAGAATCGAAACAAGCCCAATTAAAGTCAATATCAAGTGGGAAGAATAAAACAGTAAATATTACTATTCCCTACAAACCTAGACCTCTCCAAAAAGAGGTTCATCAAAAACTAAAACGATTTAATGTACTTGTTTGTCATAGACGTTTTGGTAAATCTGTATTAGCAATCAACGAACTCATTTCACACGCAGCAAATAATCCTAAACAAAAGTTTGCATACATAGCTCCTACCTATAGACAAGGTAAAGCTATTGCATGGGATTTATTAAAACAATATTCTAAACCTTTATTACAATTTGGTGGACAAAGAAATGAATCTGAACTTAAAATAGATTTTTGGAATGAATCTAAAATACAAATCTTTGGAGCAGATCATGCAGACTCACTTAGAGGATTGGGATTTCATGGGGTTGTTATGGATGAGTATGCCATCATGGCACCAAGAACTTGGACAGAAATTATTAGACCAGCAATAGCAGATACACAAGGGTTTGTTATTTTTATTGGAACACCTATGGGTCATAATCAATTTTGGGAAGTCTATGACTATGCACAAAGAGGTGATCCCAATTGGTTTTCAGCAATGTATAGAGCTAGTGAAACACAAGTTATTCCTGATGAAGAACTTAGACATGCTAGATCTATTATGACAGAAGAACAGTATAACCAAGAATTTGAATGTTCTTTTACTGCTGCTGTATCTGGATCATATTATGGTAAATTAATGACAAATGCTGATAATGAAGATCGAATAACAAGTGTACCTTACGATAAAGTTTTAGGAGTAGAAACATGGTGGGATTTAGGTATTGGAGATAGTACAGCTATTTGGTTTGTTCAAAGAGTTGGAGAAGAACTACATATTATAGATTACTATGAAAATAGTGGCGAAAGTCTTATGCATTATGCAGATATTTTACATAACAAAGGTTATGCATATGAAAGACATATAGCTCCTCACGATATTCAAGCTAGAGAATTAGGAACAGGTAAATCAAGATTAGAAGTTTCAGCAGACTTAGGTATTGACTTTGAGGTAGCACCTAAATTAGAAGTAGATCATGGTATCGAATCAGTAAGAAATGTGTTACCATATTGCTGGTTTGACAGAGAAAAGTGCAAATTAGGCATTGATGCTATGCGTCAATATCGAAAGCAATGGGATGAGAAAAACCAAGTTTTTAAAAATAAACCTTTACACGATTGGTGTTCTCATGCTGCCGATGCTTTTAGATATGGATGTGTACACGATCCTGTAACTTCTTCTGATTGGGATAGACCCATTTATGTTGAAACAAAATATATAGTATGAAAAACGAACAAGAAATTTTATCAATATTAAATAGAGAAATTAGAGCATCATCAGGTTACATTGGTGGTGAGATTGTTAGTAGAAGAAAAAGATCTTTAGAATATTATCTTGGCAGACCTTTTGGTAATGAACAAGAAGGTAGATCACAAGTTATCTCTACAGATGTTTCTGATACGATTGAAGGATTAATGCCTTCATTGATGAGAATCTTTACTGCAAGTGATAATGTATTTGAATGTGAACCTGTTGGGCCAGAAGATGAAGAAGCAGCTAAACAAGCAACTGATTATTTAAATCATATTTTCTATAAACAGAATAATGGATTTAGTGCTTTATATACTGCGTTCAAAGATGCGTTAATTCAAAAAAATGGAATACTAAAAGTATATTGGGATGAGTCTGAAAAAACAACTCGAGAAGAATATAAAAAATTAACTGATGATGAATTTATAGATTTAACTAAAGATCCTGAAATTAATGTATCACAACACACAGAATATGAAGAAGAATTAAAAGATGATGATGGAAATGTTTTAGATACAATTAAATATCACGATGTTGTTTTACATAAAACGACAAAGTATGGAAAAGTAAATATTGAACCTATCCCACCTGAAGAATTTTTAATTGAACGTAGAGCTAAATCTATTGATGATGCAAACTTTATAGCTCATAGAACTAACATGAGCAGAACTCAATTAATTGAAATGGGTTACGATTTAGAAATAGTAAATAACTTACCTATTGGTGATACAAATTATTATTTAGAAGATAGACATATTAGATTTCAAGAAACAGATTTTTCTGCACCACAAGACAGAGGTGATGAAACTACAGATGAAGTTTTAATACATGAGTGTTATGCAAGAATAGATATTAATGGAGATGGTAAAGCAGAACTTGTTAAAGCATGTATAGCAGGTGATAGTGCATATAAAGTTTTAGGTATTGAAGAAATTGATTCAATGCCATTTATTTCTGTTACACCAATTATGATGCCACATAGATTTTATGGTAGATCAGTTTCAGAATTAGTAGAAGATATACAATTAATTAAATCAACTGTTATGCGTCAAATGTTAGACAATATGTATTTAACAAATAATAACAGAGTAGCTATTCAAGATGGTCAAGTTGCAATGGATGATCTATTAACTAATAGACCAGGTGGAATTGTTAGAACTAAACAACCACCATCAAATGTTATTTTACCATTACAAGCTCAACCTATTACTGATCAAGCATCAGGTATGTTGGCTTATTTAGATTCAGTAAAAGAATCTAGAACAGGACAAACAAGACAATCACAAGGTATTCAAGCAGATACATTAAATAATAAAACTGCAACTGGATTAAACCAAATTTTAACTCAATCTCAAATGAGATTAGAACTCATTGCCAGAACTTTTGCAGAAACTGGAGTTAAAGATTTAGCTAGAAAAATATTTGAACTTGTATGTAAGTATCAACAAAAAGAACAGATTGTTAGAATTAGAGGTAAGTTTATTCCTATGAAACCATATGAATGGAGAGATAGAATGAATGTTACTGTAGCTGTAGGACTTGGTACAGGTTCTAAAGAACAGCAATTAATTTTATTAAATTCTATTTTAGAAAGACAACTACAAGCTATTAACTTACAACAAAATGTATTTGGCCCAGTTGTTAATGTTAAAAATATTTATCATACATTAAAAAAACTTGTAGAAAATGCAGGATTAGGAAATGTAGAACCATACTTTATGGATCCAGATGTAGGTCAATCACAAATGCCACAATTACCTCCTAAACCTCCAACAGAGTTTGAGAAAGTATCTTTAGCTCAAGTACAAGGTGAAAACGAAAGAGCTATATTAAATAGTCAAATGGAAATGAGAAAACTTGAAACTCAATTCAGACAAAAACTATTAGACTTTGAATTACAAGTTAAAGAAATGGAATTAAAATATAATACTAAGATAGATGAGATTGCAATGAAGTCTAGATCTATGGTAGAACAACAGCAAGTCAGACAATCTGGTGATATATTTAAAAAAATAATGGAAGGACAAAAGGAGTTTTTTGATGGGCAACCTAGACAAACAGATTCAACAGGGTCAGAGAGCGAACCAACTTCTTAACGACCCTCTATTGAAAGAGGCTTTTGAGTATCTCGCAGAACAATATAAGTCAGAGATATTTAATACAAGTTACAATGACCATGACCAAAGACAAGTACTTTGGATGGCATACAATATGCTAGACAAGATTAAAGGCCACCTTGTTAGCGTCATGGAAACAGGTAAACTAGCTTCCTCAGAGCTAGAAAATCTAACACGCCAATCTACTAAGTAGAAGCGTTCAACATAAGGAGCATACATATGCAATCAACTGATAAATCAGTTCAAGGTGCAGCAGATAAAATTTTAGGATTACTGAATCCTCAACCTGAAGCTCAATCAGAGCCAAAACAGGATGAAGGACAATCAGCTCCAGAAGCTAATGCTGAACCATCAGTAGAACCTGTTGAGGAACAGGCTACATCTCAAGAGAGCCAATCTCCGTCTGAAGAAGCTCCAGCAGAAGTCGAAGCTACTGAAAATAAGGAAGTAACAGAAGAAACTGTATCTGAAGAATCTATCGAGAAACCAAATCTCCACCAAGTCAAAGTACAAGGTCAAGAGATAGAGGTTACCCTTGATGAACTTAAGGCAGGTTATTCTAGAGATTCCGACTATCGTCAAAAGACACACTCTCTATCTTTAGATAAAAAACAATTTGATGAAGAAAGAAGTGTTCTTAGACAACAATACGACATGAAACTTAGAGAGTTAAATGAGGCAATATCTAGTGCTGAATCTATAGGCAGACAACAGTTAGATCCTGCTGAATTGCAAAGACTTTATGAGGAAGATCCATCTCAAGCAGCTAAAATTGATTTTCAATTTAGGCAGCAACAAGAAAAGATTAACCAAGCTAAAGCCCAAGCAAGACAAGCTGCACAGCAGCAATATAATCAGTATCTATCTGAACAAAGAAGATTAGCACAGGAGCGTATTCCAGAGTTCTCTGATCCAAATAAATCAGAAACTTTTAAGAGTGGAGTTAAATCTACTTTAAAAAGTTATGGTTTTTCAGATCAAGAGATTGGATCATTAGCAGATCACAGAATGTTAATGGTAATTAAAGATGCGATGTCATACAGAGGTTTGAGAAATTCTAAACCTATTGTACAAAAAAAAGTCGCAAATGCTCCAAAGGTTATTAAACCAGGTGTTGTCAAAACAGAAAACTCTAAGCGTAGTGAAGTAAGGAACAAAATATCTAAGTTGAAGAAATCTGGTCGTCTTGAAGATGCCCATTCTGCAATCTTAGGTATGATAACTAAATAACCTTAGAGGAGAAAAAACATGGCACAACCAACAAACACTTTTGATACTTACGATGCAGTAGGTATCAGAGAAGATTTGCAAGATGTTATCTACTCTATCTCTCCAACTGATACACCATTTATGTCATCAGCAGGTAGAGAAGCTGTAAGAAACACTTTGCACGAATGGCAAACTGATAGTTTAGCTGCGGCTGCAACAAACAATGCTGTCATCGAAGGTGATGAAGCAACTTTAGATGCAGTTTCTGCAACATCAAGACTATCAAACACAACTCAAATCATGGACAAAACTGTCGTGATTACTGGTACTCAAGAAGCTGTAGATAAAGCTGGAAGAGCATCAGAATTAGCGTACCAAATCGCTAAAAAATCTAAAGAGTTAAAAAGAGATATGGAAGCTACTTTATTAGCAAATCAAGCAGAAGCTGCTGGTGACGCTAGTACTGCTAGAACTTTTGGTTCAATTAACTCTTGGATCGCATCAAACGATGTATTTGGAGCAAGTGGTGCTTCAGGCGGATTAGGTAATACTGCTAGAACTGATGGTACTCAAAGAGCTTTAACAGAAGCTGATTTGAAAACTGTAATCAAAAATGTATGGAACGCAGGTGGTAACCCATCTGTAATCATGGTAGGCCCATTCAATAAACAGAAAATTTCTGGTTTTACTGGTGGATCAACTAGATTCGATGCATCTGAAGATAAGACTTTATATACTTCAATTGATGTATATTCGTCTGACTTCGGTGATTTAGAAGTTGTACCAAACAGATTCTCAAGAGATAGAGATGCTCATGTCTTAGACATGGACTATTGGTCTATCGGGTTCTTGAGAGATTTCACTATGCATGAGCTATCGAAAACTGGTGACAGTGAGAAAAGACAAATGCTTGTCGAGTTCACACTAATCTCTAGAAACGAAGCTGCATCTGGTGGAGTTTACGACTTAACAACAGCGTAGTAATATAATAATAGTGGGGGAGTTCTCCCTTTGTTCTCCCCCATTACAAACTATGAAGTCTTATGGAGATATAGACGGAACGTAGGAGAAACAAAATGAGAACATTAAACGACTATTTTTTAACAGCTAAAGTAACTGACATTAGTACAGCAGGAAGCACATTCGTTGCAGTACCTGATGGAGGTAGAATTGTTAAAATTATCAGCACAATTAAAAATGCTATTACAACTGCTGACGCAGCTTTATCATTTGAGATTGGTGGAACAGCAGTAACTAATGGTGGTATCACTGTAGGTTATGATGGTTCTGCTGCTGGAGATGTAGATACTGCATTACCAACTGCTGCTAATAGAGTAGAGGAAGATGGAACTATCGAAATCATTACTGATGGTGGATCTTCAACTGCTTGTGAATGTGTGATAACATTCGTAATTAGAAGATAAATCTTTTAGGGGGTGGCAACACCCCCACTAAATTATAGGAGAAAAAATATGCATATAGCTATGAGGCCAGTAAGAACATTAAAACTTGGATCTACTGGAACATCATCACAAACAGCAGCTTTTGGTGCTAACATTGAATACGTTAGAGTAATAACTGATGCTGATGTTCATGTAGAAATAGGTGTAAATCCAACTGCAACAACTTCAACTATTTATATACCAGCAGATGATGTTGAGTATTTCAAAGTATCTGAAGGAGAAAAGTTAGCAGCTATTGGAACTGCAAATGTTTATATAACTGAATTAAGTGAGTAATGAGTATTTTAAGATCAGTAGATCCAGATGGTACTAAATACTATTTTGAATCTGATGGTAAACTTACTGTCAAACAATCTCAAAATACAGACAAAGTCTTAAAAAAAAATAAAGAGTTATATAATAAAGGCGATTCTGGTTACAATGTAGGCAAAGACATGAAACGAGTTGCTAGTATTCCTACACTTGTTTTAACGCTTTGGGCAAAAGAATACAATGGCACAAACAATTGGTTTGGTTTGCCAGACGAAGTAAGAAAAAAAATTTTAAAAGAAAAACTTAATAGCAGTGATTACAGATATTTTAGAACTGCATCAGGTAGATTTTAATGGCATTAACAAATTATACAGAACTAAAAACATCAATAGCTAATTGGCTTAATAGATCTGATTTAACTTCAGAGATATCTGGAGATTTTATTGCATTATGTGAAGCTGACTTTAATGCTAAATTAAGAATTAGACAAATGGAACAAATAGATCCTATTACTATTGACGCAGAAACAGTAGAAGTTCCAGAAGGTTTTATAGCAGCTAGATCTTTTTATGTATTATCAGGAGATACTAAATATAATTTAGAATACATATCACCTGCAAATATGTTTAAAACAAAAGGTGCTTCTAGTTCTGGATTACCTAGAGTTTATACGTTAGAATCAGATAATGGTACAGAAAGTTTTAGATTTGCTCCATCGCCTGATATATCGTATACAGGATATCTACAATATTATAAAGAATTTCCTTCTTTATCTGATTCAGTTTCTACTAATTATATTCTTTCAAGCCATCCTTCTATTTACCTTTATGGTAGTTTGTATCATGCATCTAATTTCTTGGGGGGTATCGAACCTAACCAACAACAACAATGGCTAGGAATGTATCAAGCTGCAATGGAAAGATGTGAGAACAATGATAGAACAGATAGTTATGGTGCTGCACCTACAGTTCAAAGAACAGATGTAGGAACAGATTTATCTTTCTATCGTAGAAAAGCATCTAGTTAGGATATCACATGCAAGTTCCTTTTGGAGAATGGCTACCTGATCAACCTAAACATAACAATCCAGGTGCAAACGTAGCTACAAATGTTTATCATGCTGCTAAGTCTTATAAAAGATTTCCATCTTTAGTTAATTATTCTACCAATAATATTGGTGCTGATGCTAGAGGTGGTGGATCATTTAGAGATAATGCAGGTAACGTATACAACTTTGTTGCAAATAATACTAATTTATATGAATTAGATGGTGGAACATTTACTTCTAGAAAAGGATCTCTTACTGGAACAAATACAGACTATTGGACATTCTCACAATTTGGAAATTATATTATTGCAAGTAATGGTGTAGATGCACCTCAATATTATTTAATGGGTACATCTACTAACTTTGCAGATTTATCTAGCATTGCAACTGATGGAACACCTCCTGTATTTAAAACATCAGGAGTCATAAGAGATTTTTTAGTTACAGGTAATCAATCAGCAAATCAAAACAGAGTACAATGGTCTGGTATTAATGATATTACAACTTGGACTGCTGGAAAAAAATTAGCAGATCAACAAGACTTACCTGGATCAGGTGGAGAGATTGTTGCTATAACATCTGGAGAAGTTGGATATGTATTTAGACAAAATCAAATAGTTCGTATGGACTTTGTAGGTGGAGCAACAATATTTAGATTTTCAGTTGTATCACCAAATAGAGGAGCAGTTTATGGAAAAACTGTATGCCAAGATAATAGACAAGTATTCTTTTATGCAGATGATGGTTTCTTTGAAATTAATGGAGATACTATTATTCCTATTGGAGCAGAAAAAGTAAATCGTTTTTTTGATTTAGATTTAAACAAAGCATTTAGTGATCGTATATGTGCAGCAGTAGATCCATTTAATCAATTAGCTTTATGGCTTTATCCTTCTGTACAAAACGATAGTAATACAACAGGTATATGCGATAGACTTTTAATTTATAATTATGCTACACAAAAATGGTCTTTAGCTGAATCTAATGC